AAAGTTCAACTTAACCAGAACTTCTGGAGATTGAACCAAAGCAATCGTTGCACCAGCAGTGGGTGTGGTGGTCACGGCTGCACTGATGGTCAGTGTAGTGTTACCAGTTGTGGTCACAGTCGCGGCAGTAGCCACGTTTGCGCCAACGCCCAATTGCTGAAGTTGACCGTTCAATATTTGGAAAATATCAGTTCCGACAGGAATAACTTGACCAACTGCAAGACCGGACACAACAAACGATGTTGTAGTAGTGCTTACAAAAACTGCAGAAGTGCTGATCTGTGTATCAGGAACCAAGTTCAAGATACGGAAAGCACCACCAGAGCCAACGGCCGTTGTTGTATTTGCAGCAACCAAACCGGCACCAGAGTTGCCAGTAGCAGCGCTACCAACGGGCGTGTTCAACACTGCATTCAAACCAACCATTGCGGATGGGAATGAAGAGATAGTGGCAGTGGAAGCAGCGGTTACTGCGGCCATTCTGAACACTTGGTCTGGATCATCAGCAACGATTGCAGTAATGTCACCAGCGGCAACAGAACCGGGATAGTACTGAGCGAACAGGCGCTGTTTTGTTGTTGGGTTTGTGTAATAGCAACCCAAGAAAACACCGACAGTACCCTTGCTAACCAAGCTAGTGCTTGTCGAAGAGGGAATGACAAAACCGGCTGTGGAGCCAGAAGTGCCCAATGTAACCAAGTCACCGTAATAAATTGCAGTGCCGTAGTTATATGCAATAGGTAAATTGCGGGTAGAACCAGCAAATACCTGACCACCGATCAAATTGACCGGTTTGACGCCGTAAGGGGCGTCGATGATGGGATAAGCCATTTAGGACTCCTTGAAAAGTTTAAATACCTTTACCGAAAGTGACTTTAGAGCTGCGTTCTTTGAACAGCGGCATCCGTGGGTCATTTTCGCGCATGTACGTGTTGTCTACTGACTGCATCTGAGATTCAGCTTGATTGCTGTAATACTCGTTACGCTGGTCAACAAACTCCACAGGTGTTTTGCAGAGCAACAGACCGCCCACTTGAACCGAGTCTGGAAACCGCTTGTCATCGGTGCCAAAGAGTCGAATCTCAGGGTGGTCGGAAGCCTTGACGGGTTCCCAGCCTTCGCGGAGTTTTGCGGAAATATTTGTGGCATCCTCTTTGTTTAGCGTACTGATACGGACCCAATGGAACGCATAGCCCGGCTCCGGATTTGGATCGGGCAGAAGTTGGGGTGGCAGCCACTTCGTTGGACGAGTGGTTGATTCACGGGTAGTCAGATCACGTTTATCACGAATTTGTTCAGCCATTTTTATTTCCTCATTTCTTCCGCAACCTTACGAGCATAGAGTTCCAAAGGAACACCTAACCGCTTGGCGATTTCGACCTGCGTTTTGGTAAGTACGACCTTTCGGGGAGCAGTACTACGCGTTGCCGGTGCGACAACGTTTGTCCTCTTGGCCGGGGAAGTTTGCGCATCCCCCGTTTTTTCAGACCCAAACACGTCTGAAAATCTTTCCTGCATTTCGGCGTCAATACGTCGGTAGTATTCTTTGCTTCCTGCCGGAATTCCATCAGCAATCAAATCCTCATGAACCCCCAGCGCGTACGCCGTTAACTTTTTGTTGGGCCCAAACCACGAATTGCGTTCTTGCCAACTTGCCAGTTCGGGGTCCACTTTCGGGACTTGATTAACCTGTTGCTCAGTTTGTACATCAAAATTATCCTTCTGTAAAGGGGCGGGTTTGAAATTATTTACACGGTCGGCTTTGAGTTTTACCGCCGTCATTTCTTCTTGCGCCGCTACAAGCGCGTCAGAATCACCGGCTTCGTATGCGGCTTTATATTTAGCCCGAGCTTTTTCAACCTCGTTGGCAATATTCTTTTTGGCCTGCTCAAGCAGCGCGTTCTGCCCTTGGGACAAAGAGCCTTTCAGCTTTTTGTTTTCCTCAACGACGTTTTGAGCCAAACGAAGCGCCTCTTCACGTTCCCGCAAGGCCGTTTCTTTGGCCCTGCGTTCTTCGTGGTAACCCTTGCTGAAGTGCTTAATCCGCTTTTGAACGGACTCGTCGTATTTGGAGAGCTCTTCATCAGTGACATCTTTTGGAGCCTCTTCCATGGGCTTTCGGCCACGGTCTTCCTCTGGCGTGTCGTCAACGACTTCAATCTCCGCGTCTACAACGGCCCCGCCTTTTCTCGGGTTCTCGGTCTCAACTTCATCGGGAAATTCAAATTCTGTTTTTTCCATGATTTACTCCTTGTTTTGGTCTTGCAACGCCGATAACTGCCGCTTCAAACGGCTGCGCTCATCCAACAAGTCGCTGATGATTTTGAGGTGCTCGTTGTGGCGGTCCTCCATGGTCTTTGCCAGTTTTTGGAAGTCAAGCTCCCAGAAACTCATCTTCTGAGACAGCAGCTTGGCGCTGCGCCAAACGTAGTCAGCAGTAATGCCTTCAACGTAAAAGCTGTCTTTTATTTCGAACTCTTTTGTATCCATGAGTTACTCCTTATGGACGTTGAATGCCGCGAGGGTCTTGAATAACCGCCTCGACCGAGTCATCGTTGATCAGTCGCCACTCGGTCCCATGGATTTTCATGCGGGTGCCGCTGTTGGGGCGCACCAGCACAAAGTCGCCCACCTTGCAGCTTGGACCGCTGGGAAAGCGCTTCTCGTCTTTAAACGCGTCAGGGCCCATTTTTGCCACGAACAGCACGGGAGAGAGCAACTCTTCGTGGTGCATGGCGGTAGCGGACTTCAAAATGCCAGTCTCACTGAACTCTTCTTCTGCCTTGGGCAGCATGCACAGTAGGTGATATGTCACCGGATCGGGGATTTGTTTGGCTTTTTCCTCAACGGTGGTGTTAAGGACGCCTGACAAATCCACTGCTTGGACGTCAAAATTAGTCATCGTCATTTTCTCTTAAGTTACGCACGAGGTCAGCAATTTCACGTTGTGCGGTCTGCAGACCTCGGATTACTCCGCACAACTCCCGGTAGGCGGCGTAGTCAGCAACCGCGCCCCCCGCCAAAGCCTGAACATGACTTTCTTCTTGTTCTTTCAGTCGTTTCTGAAGAACGTCCATCACCGTGTTACTCATTTGTAAGCCTCTCGACGAATCCATTTAGTGGCCACCCATTTAACCCCTTGGCGCACCGGCACACTGCCGTGCAACGTCTTGGTATCTGGCGTTGGAGTGTTGTAAGTAAATCGAACAGCATTACCTTGCTTTGGTACAACCACAATGCCTGCGTCTGGGAACGTTGTTTCCCCGCCGTCATCGGGAGTGTTCAGGTACATCAGCACCGTACACACGCGGTTGTTGGCCAACTGCTTGTCAATCCCCACCCCTTTTGGGTTGAAATAGTCAAAGTGGGGCTTGTACTCCTGCCCGACCTCGTACCGCAGAATCTGCAGCCCCTCGCCGTTTTCTACCGGATACCCTGTAGCCGCGCTGATTTTTTGCTCAATCCGGGCCACTATTTCGTTTTCGCCAACCTTGAAATACGTACCGGAACTGGTGCGGGCAGACGACGTTTTGTAGGTGCCGGTCGCGTTGTCCATCACTCGGGACTGCTGGAGCTTGTCAGCGGCAACCCAAAGTAGTAGGGCGCACTCAGCCTCCGTCAAAAAGTCTTCGTAGAAGGCCATGTCAGGGGACAACATGGCCAACGTGGGGGTTGGCGTGTGTGGGATCATTCTTTTTTGCCCGGGTTCTGGTTACGTGCCATCTGCGCTGCAAGCTCTGCCTGCATCTCAGCGTGGGTAAGTTTCTGGTGGTGGACCTGCCCGCCGTGGGCCAGCTTCTGCGCGTGGACTTCCCCGCCGTGCGCCATCTTCTGCTGGGCTTGTTGCTGCTGCATCATCATGGCCTGCTGTTGCTGGGCTTGCGCCTGCTGCAACTCCATCTGCTTGGCAGCCATTTCCATGCCGTGCAGCTCTTGGGCCTGCATGATCTCTTGCTGCAGCCGCATAGCCGCCATCATGGGGTCTTCGCCACCCTTGGACGCCTGATCTTGGGCTTTGAGGCTGAGCTCTTCGGCCTTGATTTGTAGATCGCCTTTGACCTTGAGCGCCTTGATGTCGGCCTCTTGCTTCTTGATCTGGAGCTCGGCCTGCTGCATCTGGACGATGGGGTCTTGCGCCTGCTGCTGGGCCTGCGCTTGAGCAGCCTCGCCTTGGTGAATCTTGAGCAACTGCGCTGCGGCTTGAGCCACAACCCGCGACAGCTGAACTTCCAACTCTTTCGGAATCTCTGCATTCGGCTCTGGCAGCGTGGCACCAAGGCGCTCTTGCAACTGCGAGCGGTACTGGAACGCAACGTGCTCGGCAACGTGGGCCATGATGGCGGCCTGCATAGCCTGCGCCTGTGGGTTCTGGCCAATCTGACCCATCACCTTGGGGTCCTGCATCATGGCGGTGTGGACTGCAATGTGCGCGTCGTGGTCTTGGTAGAGGAACGCCTTGACCGGCTTGCCCGTCAGGATGGCCATGTTCTCCGACACGGGGTCGCGTGGCTTCATGTCGTCGTCAATCGGCACCAGCTTGTCTGCGCCCTTGATGCCCAGCACCTCCAACATCTGGCGGTGCAACTGCGGCAGGTCGTAAATCTGTGGAGCGCCTTGGGCCAACTGAATCGCAGCTTGATACTGCATGATCCTTTGCGCCATGGTTGCGCTGTTGGGGTCAGACACGGGGATGATGTTGACCAAGTCATAGTCGCCGCGCTTGGCTCTAGGGTTTCCACCTACGGGCACGTAGCTGTACTCCCCGGGAGTATTGTCGCGGATGATGCGCTTGAGGAGCTTGAACTCCTCCTTCATGCTGTAGTGGACGCGCGCCTGCACGGCCGACATGGTTTTCAACTGCCGCTCAAGGATGGCCAGTGTGGTGCCGACCGGCGCGTTGGCGCTCATGTCAGAGACCTTCATATCCGCAACTGAGCCAAGCCGGCGTGCCTCGTCGGTGATCTGGTTCAGCAACGCCATCAGCACTTGGCTTGGCTCTTTGTATGGCAGCGCCATAATGTTGTCGCGCACAGTGCCAGACGGCACATCCACGTCACGGAACTCGCCGGGAGCAATCGGTGTGTCGTCGCCCTTGATGCGCAGACCACGGGACTTCAACCCCCCGGGCAAGTTGCTCAGCGTGCCTGCGTCCACCAGCTGACGGATAAGCGATGTGCCCGCGCGGGCGTATCCACCAATGATATGTATCAAGCCCAGACCATACACACCAAACCCGGGGATGTAGGTGTACTGCACAAAGTGCTGGTTCTTCTGCTTGAGCTCGTCGTCCTCGTCCCAGTTACGGTAGATGGACAAAACATTCTGCGTCGACCGGTCGATGGACACCACATACGGCCGAGCGATGCCATCCTCGTCCTCATACCCGGGCATGTCATAGTCGACGCAAATCTCCAGAATCTGATAGCGGTCGTCGTCCGTCAGGGTATACCCTTGGTCTTCGGCCTTTTTCTTCTCAATGTCTGTGTGGAACGTGACGGGCTCACCCAAATCAACATCACGGTAAAACCCTGCAACCTGAAGCTTGCGGATTTCGTTTTTGGTCTTGCGCATCGTGTGCGTGACCCGCTCCGCAGTGCGCGAGTTGCTTGCGCCGTAGGGGATGATGATGTCTTCCGCGCCGACAAAGATGGAAGTCTGACGGCCCAATGACGGGTCTTTGTACACCTTCTTAAACGCAGCGCCGGCCAGCCCCAAGTTGTACAGCATGCGCTCGTGCTCAGGGCGATACTCAGGCATCTCCTCTGTCAGCTTGAAGTTCATGTCGTCGCGAACCCGCTCGGCCGCTTCTTCTTTGAGCTTGTCGATGGCACCGATGATCTCGGTCTTGACCGGGCCCGCAGCAGGGAACGTCTCGATGATCGTCTCGCTCTGGAACCTGATGGCCGCTTCCGTCAGCACCGTGGAGTACACCCCGCATGCGCCTTCCCATGGCTCAGTGCGATCTTCGTACTTCATGCCCAGCACCTCAAGACCGCGGACGTACATGTCCACCCAGTCACGGCGCGACGTGATGTCGGCATCCACCAGCTCCAGCAGCTCACTGGCCACTGAGCTCAGGTCACCCTCACTCATAAATTCAGCAAGGTTGTCGCCGTGCTTTTCAGCCTTCGCACCCCCTTCGCCCGGCATCAGGTCAATCTCCAGCCCGCCGATGCCGATTTTTACGTCGTCTGGGTTGTCGATCTCAATTTCAATTGCGGGGGTGTCGTCTTGCACAAGGTCTGTAAAGTCAACGTCCTCTGCGCCCAAGCCCAAGGGGGCCGACGAAAGGGAGGGGGTCATGCTGTTCGAGGCCATGGAAATTCCTTAGTAAAACGCTGCCCGGCGCGACCGGGGAAAGAACTCATTATCGCTGTGGTCGGTGCGAAGCTGCAACAGCCCACCCTTACGAACGCGCTGCAAAGCCAGCGTCATGGTATCAACCTCGTCGTCGTGCTCGCCGGATGGAAACGCCAAAATCTCCTCGACGGTCTGCGACGCCCACGCCGTCTCCGGGAACCAAACGTGGCCAGAGGCAAACATGTCTGCCACCGCGTTGAGCCTAGCAATCTTGTCCTGACCCTTGCCCGGGCTGAAGTCCTGCACAAATATGCCAGACCTGCGCATCTCGTCAATCAGCGGCTGGCCGCTGGCCTTGGCTTCCACAATCACACTGTCGGGCTGCCATTCTTCAAACTGCTCGTGGGCCATGACCTTGAGCTCGGGGAATTCGTACTTGCCCTTGACCTTGTTGAGCAGGATGACGTTCTGGGTATTGTCTTCTTCGTTCAGGAACGTGCCCCATGTGTGGCATACGGAAAAGTCCGAGCGCTGCTTGGTTGTGAGCGCCGTATCGAAGGACTGCACAATAAAATCTACCTTGGGTGGGTCCTCTTTTTTCCACCACTTGATCCAGTCACGCTTGATGATCGCAGCTTCGGCCGCGGTGGGGTTCTGCTGGTACTGCGCGTACCACTGCCACATGATGTGGTGCATGGAAGCACGCGTTTGTTGGAGCGATTCAAGCGACCACTGCTCTGGCCAGAT